TTCAGCTTTTGCTCTTTGTTTTTTTGCAACATCATCCATAGTCATTCCTGATATTTCTCTGTGTAAGGCTTGATTTTTCTCTGCCCAATTATCTAGTCTTTCAAGATAAAGCTGCTCTCTAATCTTAGCTTCTTTTACTTCTTCTCTTGCTTCTCTTAATTCTCTTTTTGCTTTTTTTAGTTGATCTTGTAGTTCGCTTTGTGTTGCCATTATTTTACTCCTGATAGTGGGTTGCTTAATGCTTTGTTAATATCTAATTCTAATTTTTCCTCTAATAGTTTCAAGTCTTGATGTAGCTGCCTGTCCATATCTTTGACTGAGGTTTCTACATCCTTAATAATTCTATCTTGTAATCTGATATCTGATTTCATGGTTTTTATGTCATCTCTTAAATCATTCTTTAATGAAGTGGCTACATCATTAACTAGGCTTACTTCTTCTAATACCATTGAAACTTCTGATTTTAACACTGCTATTTGTTCGTCATAGGAACTCAAATCAGGCTCGGTATAAAGTAAAATTTTTTCCTTCATCTGTAGATAATCGTCATAAAATTTATAACCTGTCCAACCACCACCAATAATTGCACCAATTAAAGATATGATGATAAATACCTTACCACCTTTAAATTTCATTCCCTGATATTCTACTTCCATTGACTATCTACCATTTCATTAATCATTCCGTAATCCATATAACCTAATATACCTGCCTGAGTATCTATTATCACATTTTGGTCTTGTAGACCAATGTCTTTATAGAATGCACCATCAATTATTTGTTTTTCTAAATAGCTATCAAAACCTACATCAGCTAATATAACCATTAAGGCTAGTTGGGTAGTTTGTGCCTCTGCACTCATTTTATCTTTTTGACTAGCCATAAGTTTATTTGCAATTTTCTGTTTTATTTCAGCAGGTGAAACTTCTTCTTCTTGTTCTTCCTCTTGTATTTCTTCTGGTGTTTCTTCTATGATTTCTTCTTGTACTTCTTCAGGTTGTTCTTCCATAGGCTCAGGCTCAGGCATTTCTTCTAATTCAGGCATTTCTTCCATAATCTGTTCTTCTATCTCAGCTTGTATTTCTATTTGTGCTTCTTGAACTTCTGGCATCTCAAATTCTACAGGTGCTTCTATGGGTGCTAGATCAAATTCAAAAGATAAGTCATCTTGATAAAAATCCTCAATGACTACTTCAAAAGAAACTTCTTCCATTTGGATTTCTTCATAAATTACATCATTAACAATATCAGTAATAATATTAGTGATAATCTCTACTGTTTGATATTGCACTGATAAAAATGGATCAGATATAATTCCACCATACATTCCGCTAGTAAATCCTGCATCAACCGACCAGATGTCCATTTTAAATAAAACATCATCATAGTTATTTGCACCAATGCTCTCTGTATAGGCATAATCTTGAACACCTACATAGTCCATTTCTACAGTATGCTCATAAAGATTTATTAAAGTGCCATCTGAATTATTGACAAATAATTTAATGGTAAAATAATCTTTACAATCACCATTAGTAGCTGAACAGGTAGGAACATTAGTATTAGAAACATGGCTTTCTATAGATGCACCATATTCAAAATCAAAGCCTTGTTGGATTTCTTCTTCTGTTAGTCCTTGTTCTATAAGAGAATATTCTTGACTAATTACTCCGCCACCACCAGTAGCCTTGCCACCTTGATTTGCATTACCAGTACAAACTTCACCATCTTCTAACTGTCCTGAATAGCTACATTGAGTGGTAGATGCATCATCATATAATGTCCACTCATCAGCAGGGGATAATATATTGCCTGTGTCTTTTTCTTCTGCTTTAGAGTATGAGAAGCATACTAAGAGCAATAAGACCAAAATCTTTAAGTGCATCCCAATCCCCTTCTTTAGTTTCTATAGGTTTGATTTCTTGAGGGAATATTTTTGAGCCTTCTGGTATTAAATGTGCATTTTCTGGTTTTAGCCATTCTTCTTTTGCCTCAATACCTATCTTAGAATTTATTGGTGGATATGTACCTGCTAACCAAAGACTGTCAAAAACTCTTGCATCATTTTGAGCCAATATAGAAACAGAAGCTACTTTTAACCCAAGAGAAGCTAACATTTTTGCTAAGCGGATATTTTGACAAAATTCACTGTCATAGACACTTCCTGCACTTATACCAATTACAGTTGATTGAACTGCACCAGATACAGGAACTACACATAGATCTGCTTGTGCATTAACACTTGGTGATATCGCTGAGGGTGGAGTTTTATCTACAGTGACTGTAGAATTAGAAACAGTATTAGTTTCTGCATAAGATTTTTTACTAAATGCTAAACCTAAAACTAAAGATATTAAAGCAAAAGAACATAGCCATACAAACCAATCATTCTTCATCTAGCAGTATTAGGTACTCCAGATGAACTCACGAATGGGTTTGAAGCAAATGCCATGTAGATGTGCGTTCCGCCATTATAATTATGGTAAGTATTCCCACTTAATTTAAATCCATTAGATAAGAAATCTAATTTAACACCACCATCAACACCATTTTCTGAAGCAACTGCATTTGCTGCTAATTCATTTGACATTTCATTAAATGAATCTCTTTTTATATCAAGAATATGCCATGCCGCACCTGCGGAAGTTTGAGTTATATTTTTTATCATAACCCAAGCAGGTTTAAAGCCTGTATAAACGAATGTTCCGTCATCACTTCCGTTTCCTGTATAACTACCAAATTTAGAGTAGCCTTCTATTTCCGCAAAACAGTAGCCAACATAGGTTTGTGAATTTTCATTACTATCTCCTGCATAACCAACTGCAAATGTACTTGAGCCAATTGAACTAGGGTAGTTATCACCCCAAGTTGCATTATTTACATCAGTTTTTTCTGCATTAGTATAATTAAGATTTATCTCTTTTCCTGATGTTAATCCTGAATGATACATAGCCCAATCGTCAGCAGCACTTCTTTTCTTCAATATTATCATAGAAGGAGTTTTACCAAGACCATGACCAATCGTAGAGTTATCAGTTGCATTACCTGTATAAGTAATAATACTAAATCCTGCGGTGGTATTAGCTGACACTGTGCTTTGAATACTCCCTGCAAAATTAGATGAGCCAAATGTAGAGTTAGTATTAGCTTGTCCACCCATTCCAGAATGCTGAGTGCAATAATAATATAGAGTTGGTGCTGATGCGGCTACTGTAATAACAGTTTTTGCACCTGCACTTCCTGCAGTTCCTGTTGTGGTGACACCTATAGTATATTCTGAGCCACTACCATGAGTACCATCTGATGTTGTAGAAAATCTTAATGGATGTCCAGAGTTAGAACTATCTGATTGGTCAAATGTATAAGTTCCACCTTCTTGTAAATCTAATGTGACTGCACTTGTGCCAAAGTCATCAAATCTGTATTTATTACCACTATCGCTAACAACTTTTACTGTATAAGTTTGTGTAGGTGTTGTTCCCCCTGCTTTCCAACACCAACCAACATAAGTATCACCACTACCATTAATTGAACCATCACTACCAATTTGAAAACCATCAGATTCATATGCTTGTAATTCATTAGAGGCGGCATATTCAGCATTAGATATATCCACATATAACTCTTTTCCAATTCCTCTAACTGCGTCAACCCATCTATGACTTACCGCATTATTTCTTTCTTTATACCAAACTGTATCAGGTTGAAATCCCACTCCTGTTATACTTCTGTCATCTGTTCCATCACCACTCCAAATAACAGTATTAAAATGTTTACTCCCATCATCAATCGTAGGGGATAATTCAGTTGCTAGGTTTTGAGTACATAGTGCTAGATGTCCAGAAGGTACACTATATAAAAAATTACCAAAACCATTAGCGTCTGTATTACCACCTGCGGTTTTATTACCTGCAAAACTTCCTTCTTGCCCAAAATTAGCAACATCTACTTGTGTGCCACTTGTATATGATTGACAACCAAAAACATAAACTGCTGATGTGGGTATTGTGTAAGCAGTTCCTTGTGATACTCCGTTTTTATAATAAACAACATTTCCTGTTGAGCCATCATAAGCAATACCTATAACATCTCCAACACCCCAACTAGCTCCGTAAGATGTATATGAAGCATTATTATATTTTGAGCCAGTTCTTTCATATGTATATCGTGTTGTTGGGTCACCATTACCAGTTAAATCTGTTCCAAAAATACCTACTCCACCTGTCACTGCGTTAGCTTCTCTTAAAAATTCACAATACCATTTACCTGAACTAAATCCTATGGTACTAGATGCAAAAGGATATGTTTGAACTGTATTAGCCGCAAATCTCAAATTTCCTTGTGAAAATTCTGCTTCTGCACCGCTAGTTAAAAAATTTAATGTAGCAAAGTTATTAGTCGGTGTATCTGTTGTTTGGTCTGTAGATGCTAAATTACTAGGGGTAAAGTTATTACCATTACCAGAACTATCAGCACCAAGACTACCACTATTTGAGAAGTCAAGTTTAAACCCATTCGTGCCATAACTACCAGAATATTCTTTGGGTTTCCATATACCACTATCACTGTCAAATTCACCAAAGTCTGTTTGTGCTTTTGCAGTTCCGTCAATAAAGTGTACCTCTGCCATGTAGCCATCAAGAAAACTAACTGTAGTTGAATATTCATAAGCACCAATAGTCATTGATTCACCTAAAACAATACTTTGTGCTGAGCCTGTTTTAACAGATGAGCCATTTACATATAAAGTATATGAGCCAGAACTAACACTTAAAACAATATGATACCAAGCTGATGCATCTCTATAAACAGCAGTGGTTAAATCTAATGAGCCATTGTACACATAAAGTTTTTCTGAGTCTCTATCAAAAGCCAAACCATAAGCATTTGCACCCCCAGATGCTCTATGGCTAAACAAATATTGATATGAGCCAAAACTAGACCTTTTACACCATGCTGAAAATGTATAAGTAGATTGTGTGCCAGAGCCTGTAGTTGTCCTTTTTAATTTAGGACTATCATTATCATTAAATCTAAGGGAATTATCAATGCTATAAGCACCTGCACTGACTGCACTATTCCCACCTAGAATTGGGAATGTCATTATATCACCTCTGGGAAACTAGCTAATGGTCTTGAGGTTGTATCTGTATCTTCGTCATACACCCAAGTGAATAAAGTTTTTAAAGCATCAACATCAGAACATGCATTTATTTGTGTTTCCATTTCATTAGACTTTGCTCTTACGTTTGCTCTGTAAGTTGCAATATCACTAGGAACATCATAATCAGATACTTCAGTTGCTTTGACTACATGCCAATCAGTAGGGGATAGAAGTCCACTTGCCTGTGCTTTAATTTTTTCAATCTCTAATGATTTTAATCCTTTGACTTTGACATCACCAACAGATTTGTCACTTGGCATTAAACCATCATCATCATCTTGTTGTGTCCATAGACTATCAGCTAAAGGTTTTGCAGTTGCAGTGCCATAACTTCCAGTGACAGTACCACTAGAATAGGCATAACTAACATCAGTATTGATATAATAAGCTTCATCTTTCTTATTAGTTGTGTCCATGACCACTTCATATATGCCAATCGCTTCCCTCTCAGCGTTTGTCCATAATGAAAAAATTGTTTTAGGATATTGATTATCACCAATGGTTATTCCCTTGCTTGAGTTTACTATTCTAACAAAAGCATTATCTTCTACTAAAGCAAACATTATCCGATATTTAAAGACCTTCCTACTTCTAATAAGTTAGTTCCATCTGATTTAAAGATGATTACATCTTTAGCTGATGCAGTTGTGGTTAATGTTGGTGCGGTTGCACCTGTAAATTTATATGCTGAATTAAATGTTAAAGTTCTTGATCCTGTGCCATCTTGAATTATGGCTAGAGAATAAAATGCACCTGCTTGTTGATTAGTTGGTGCGTTCAAAGTTCTGTTTCCTGCTAGGGTGACTTTGGCAACTTGTTGAGTAGATAAGTTCCAATCAATAGTTGCACCATCTGTTAATGTTTGCTCAGCAAAATATCCTTTTTTTGCAAATAGAATATTAGCATCTGAAAGTGTTAAAACTGTTCCTGATGCACTTGATGATAAACCTGTAATTGATACTGTGCTATCTGTAAAATTAACAGTATTAGCTGATGTATCTATTGTTGCAAAACTTATATCATCTGAGCCATCATAAAATTTCATAGTCAGACTATTAGAGCCAGAATTTGTTGTATCTAGCCAAAGAGTTCCAATAGCCGCACCACTTGGTCTTGATGTGCCACTGTGCATTGTGTTTAGTGCTGATAGTGCGTTATTTAAATCACTTCTAAAGGCAGGGAAACCTTGGTTAGCGATATTCATATCGTGTTGTGCCATAACTTACTTTTAATGTCCTTTCGCTATATAGTCAAATGTTTTACTAATTGCAGTTGCACCATTTTTAAAAGTGATATCAAAACCACTTACTGATTTATTAGTTATCTCATAAAAATCACCACTTGCCAATCCTTGTGCTGATACACCAATAGCAGGTGTTGAAATAAAAACTGGTGAGAATGTAATTGATTTTGTTCCTGCACCAGAAACCACATCATTCTCAGATACTAGACGTTCAATCATATCAGCATTTACCGATAGTGCTGATACCACAGGAGTTGCGGAGTTATCTAAACTCTGCATTATTAATCTAAATTTAAAATACCTTGCTGAATAATCACCCACATTGAAATTTCTAAATGATGTATAAGTAGAGTTATCTGTAGATGTAGCAATCTCTAGATGGCTAGATGCGTTCACAGATGCATCACCATCAAAGTTAGATGCTTGGTCGTCAAATAATCCTGATATGTTATCAAACAATCTATCTCTATCATCTGTGGTTTGGGTAATATTCGCAGTCAATCTAGTTGTTTGTGTACTTCCTAAATCTATCACATTACCAAATTCATAAGTTCCACTAGATGGAACATTGTTATTAGTAGTACCACCATCAAAGTTTCTTGTGGTTATATCGTCAAAGTTATCTGAAGTGTTAGCATCAAATAATTCAATGCTATCTAGTTCTAAGTTATTATCTACTGCAACACAGTTTGTTTTTGTTCCTGTAAAGTTTGGATTTTCTGTAGCAGTTGAGGCATTTGTAAATTCACCAATAGCAGTGATGTTAGTTGTAATAATAGCTTCATTAGATGAAAAGTTGCCTAGTTTATCTACTGCCTTGATAAGATAGCTACCTGTTCTGGCAGGTACAGTCACAGATGTTGCAGGTCTTGATACTCTGTTAATTAAAGTAAAACTATTTTGCCATTCTGGATTGACTGTTTCTGTAGTGAAATTAACAACATAATAATTTAAATCTGCATCTGGAATACTCTCCCAAGATAAATGAGCATCACTACCTACAATGTTAATAGAAAAATCTTCAACATCTGAGGGTGGAGCAATCTCACCAACAATATCTCTAGTAGCTGAGACATTGGTACTTTCTACACCCAATGAATTTATAGCTTTCACTCTAACTGTATAATTATCACCTGAGATAACATTCAATACTCTATGAAATAAATCTACAGTTCCCTTGCTATGAACGATAAAGTCACTATCAGCAGTTCTTTTGTATTCTACTTGGTACTCTCTAACAAACTTATCAGGTGATGCACCAATCGTTATATTCATAGCAACAATAACTGTTCCGTCATTGTAAGATATTAATTCATCAGCAAGTGTGATTGATGCAGGGGGTTGAACTGTGAATGGATTTGGTAGATTAGTATCAGGCTCAACTGCTACTTCTGTTTGCGTTTCAAAAGTATAAAAACTATCTTGATGCTCTGTTAATGATAAAGAAACTGTGTAATTAGAATTTATACCTAATCCTGCAACTCTAAAATTTTTAGCTGAAAAACCTGTTAAATCTTCTGTCAATGCAACAATATCACCAACTGCTAAATTCATGGCTTCATAGTTTGCAGTCAATGAAACTTGTAAACTATTTCTTGAACGTAATAAAAGAATTTTAGCCATCTCTCTAGCTTGGTAAGGTGATGTAATTGTAGGTAAATCTATTGCACCTTCTTGTAAGATGTTGCCATCTTCACTTAGGTAAGTTGAATGGTTGGTATCATAAACAATCGTATCACTTTGATAGTTCTTTTCAGGATTGATGAATGTAGCTTGAATTTTGTTAAACTTAGAATTTTTCTTTTCTGATTGAACTTGAATACCACCTAAAACATTATCTTTATTAAGTGTTAATACTGATGAGCCTGTAGTTTCTACAACAAGTCTATATTTACCTTGTTGATAAGTTAATAAACCTCTCATACCTCGTAAAAGGTTTTTAACATTATCTATAATTTTATTTGAAGTATCTAGAACGACATTTGTATCTATAAGATTAATTTGTGATGCACCTGAATAGGGAGTTATCTGTGTGGCACATACAGTAG